CTTGAGTTTCTTCATGGCTACTAAAATGCTTGAAGCATAAACAAAGCCCTGACCACCGCTTACATTAGGGTCGGGATTATAAGGATCTTGACTGGCATAGGTATGATTAGTAGCAACTAACCCAACATTACAACTGCCAAACATATTAACACAGTTGGTTACTAGGGCTTTAAGTGCTTTGGCCTTACGACCCATATCACCTTTCATGTCGCCACTGTCAAACTGATTTACTTCGGTAGGACTCATTAGCATACCCAAACTATCAATAACGAATAATACCTTGGGTCTGTCCTCGTCTGACATTGAACGATAATCTTTCATAAAGGTTGATATCGTTTTAGCAACATCATCAATCATTGCCATGTTAAGTTTTAACAACTTTTCTTCGCTGGTATCAACTCCTAAAGCGTGTAGCCAGGTTTCATCTAAAGCGTTTTCACTATCTATTAGTACTACATAGATACCCTGTTCCTGAGCGTTTCGTACTAGATTGCCGCTACAAATATAGGATTTTCCGCTACCAGACTCTCCGGCAAATACGGTGACTTTTCCTAGTGGTACTCCTCGTTTGAAGTCTCCGGAAATTAGATAGTTCAACGCAAAATTTCCCGTTGAGATCCAATCAGTTGGGTCATGAAAGCCAATTGATAGCCCCTCAATTGATTTTGTAATGGATTTTCTAAATCCAGATAAGTCAAATGGTCGTTTCATTGTTATCCTCTATTAACATATTGCTTATTAGTATAGAGAGTAAGCACTTGCTTGTCAAGCATTTCTGGACAACCGTCGGCAATTCGGTCAATTTCGTAATCGCTGGGATAGTGACGAAGTGCCGCTCGTGCTCGTTCACGAACAGATGATGGAACTCGTGGTGTTTTTCCTGGGTCAACCAGGTCTTCAAGTAATTTTCTCGCATATCTTAGACTGCGATATCTTTCGTCGGGTAGTGTCATATTATTTCCTTAACTTTTGTTGAATTAGTCATGGCAAGTTCTACTTCACTTGACATAATACTTTCTAGTAAAGTACAAGCGAACGAACTACGCCATTTTCTGACTATTTCTTTTTCTTTCATAACAATAAAGTAGAGCGATTAAGCTCTACTAATTATTAAGCTGCTTTATTCTGACGACTACGAATAAGGGCAAGAATGTCCTGAGCCTTGTCTCCAGATTGAGGTTTTACTTCAATCTTTGCCGTGGCTACTGGTTCTTCATCTTCCCATGGAGCAGTGCTAGATTCTGCTGTGGAAATTTTAGTAGCAGTCTGAGCACTAGCACGAGGAGCAGAAACAGATTCTGTTACCTCTGGGTCAGCAGCAGGAGCAGATCCAGCATTACCAAGATCCAAACCCCAGGGTTTGTAATATGATGCCCACTTGGGATCATAAGGGCGACCATCAACTGATGCTTCGAACATTTCACGGATTACTCGAAGTTCGCTTTCGCTGGGCTTCTTGGGTAAGAACTCACGAAGAGTGAATAACCCATGAAGATCAATGGCAGCACGTTCTGCTTCAGTAAGAGCAGATTCTTTACGAGCCCACCCACTGGTTGAGTAATCAGCATAACCACCCTTGCTGGTCTTTACAATCTTGAAGTCTAGACCACGAACATAGTCAGTGGGTAGTTCTTCAATCTCGGGATCCATCAAGCTGGCCTTGATAACGTTAAAGATTTGATTTGTAATCACAAACCTACGAATGGGATTTTCTGGTGCTGAATCCTCAGTGAGTGGATTCACACGAACAAACCCCTGAAAAATGTAGGAACGTTTCTTCCAATATTTGTTAGCGACTTCTTTAAGAGTATCGTCCTTGTACCAAGTACGAACTTCACTAAGAATAGGACAGTTTTCTCCATACATTTCCATACATGGAACCTGAACAATATGCTCTTTATCATCCATTTGACCAACAACGCCACGAAATGGCAGCTTGATCATTGCTCTTTCAATCCAGAAAAAGCTGTTGGTTTTATCAGCATCCGGTAGAAAACGAATAGAAGCGCTTTCTCCTTCTTGAATGTTCCAGTGTGGGAAAATTACCTTGTCTGACGACGATTGTTGGTTGTTGTTTTGACCGCGATTTGCTTGTGCTTGTAACTTAGCACGAATTTCTGCTAGTGACATCATGTATCTCCTTTTTCTAAACGATGTATAAAGTGTAGTATAAACTGGGTAAAAGTGTAGTAGTGAAAAAGTTACTTACTGCTTTGACACTCTAATAAGTATACAGCATTTTATTAGAATGTCAATAGTAATTAGGAAGAATTGATGTGTAAAGTATCCGATTTTATTAGTCAAACTGAGCCAGGCGAGATTTAGCCAATTTCATAAACTTGATAACTTGAGCATCACTTAAAGCATCGGGCATAGCATCACGCCATACATGATATTCCAATTCAGTATCTGGAATATTGTCTGAGAGTGTTGGATGCTTTTGTCTAAAAGCGTCTGGACTCATGGTGAGAACTTCTCTCATTGGTGTTGCTCTGGGGCCCGCTAGAGTTGCAGTGTCATCGGCAGTTTCCTGTCTGCTAATAACTTCAACACTTTTAAAAGAATAAGGAACTTCTCCATGCTTGTTTGGTTTATTATTGTAGCGTTCTAGATACTTAAACGCTGTCTTCTGATCCTCTCCAACAACAACGACCACTTGTTGATATCCAGCATTATATAACTCTTTTAATACTGCTGTAAGATCACGAACTTCATCAGTGGCAGCATGAAATATACTTTTATGATGCTTGAATACCTGACGATATATAGCCAGCTTTTCTTCTGGTTTTAATGGATTGTCACGATCAAAGGTTCTGCTAACAAAGAAATAGGGATCAGCGCCGATATCACGAGCATGAGTGATAACAGATTTGGCCAAATACATATGTCCCTTATGTCCCATGCCACGACCCCAACCAACCACTGCTGAGTTGCTTCTAGGCTCTATACTTTCTCTCAAACGATTAGCACGAGTAAACTCTGCTCTACGAACAAGTTTTACTGGACTATCACCTCTGGCTGGATCATGAACAAAGCCTTCACCACCAGGCTCACCAGTTTTTAATCGTGCTTTAATACCAATACTAGCCAGCGTAATATTTTCTAAATCTGTAATGATCTTGTCCTTGAGATGCATTATGGCCTGAGTGAGTTTGAATACTGCTGTTGCTCCCCGAACATTGTTTTTAAGTCTGTCTAGAATACGCTGTTTCTTTGAATCACTAAGCTTGGTAGAGCTACTAACCCAACTAGCAAAGTTATGTCCAAGTTTAGACAGATTCTCAGGAGTATCAACTTGACTATTGACATAACTGTAAATGATCGCTCTTATATCACTTAGCCCTGCTTCTCTGGCAAGAAATGACTCAATTGCCTGAGCATTAGCACTAGCAAATCTAGAAATAACTCTAATCTTATCTGAATCAACAGCAACACTATTGGTTGTAAATTTAGGAGGAATAACAACAACACTGCTATTAGCGAATAAAGAACTGATATTCCCAACAGGCGAGCGTTTGCCACCAAGAGCTGGTAATTGATCAAATTGAGCAGTTGCTGCACAGCCTGTTGTGCTTCGTGCTATTTGTTTACCAAGAGCACTGTTGCTATCAACTGAGTATTCAACGGTATTTGGCATGAACGAGTACTGACTGTCTTTTAATTTGGGACGCTGCCAATACATGAGTCCTGCTTCAATAAACCCTGTAAAGTTCTTAGGAGTAGATTGTTCATAATAAGGAAACAATAATGCCATTCTACGAGCAAAGTCAAGTCTAGCAGTATCAGATTTCTCAGCATTTCTACTATAATACTGAAACACTTTAGTGGGCGAGTCCAAAATCTCTTTGGAGTATTTGTCACCAAAATGAAAACGACCGTCCGAATCTCTGCCAAATACTATAGCGGGACTGCCATCCCATTTTACTTCAAGTGGATGCTCGTTTTTGGCTATTTCCTGAATATGACGTAGAGCACGACGAACTCCAGAAACGCCATGAATATAGACCAAATCTTCTAGATGCTGAAACTCACGTCCTACTTTTTGAGTAGAATCGTGAAATCGTCTAGCAGCACTGTGAATACTAAGTTCGTTTAGATGTAGAAATCTCATTTATCCATTTACTCAAATTATTGATATACTTATCAGTGACCGACTCTTTAATTTGCGGAACTCTAAGATCTCCACTTAATGTTTTAGCGATCAGCGATTGTATTGTCTTATAGTTATCGTTTAATGGGATTAGTTCTAAAATTTGTTCAACAGAATGAATATCTTTAGGAACAGTTCCCTCTCCAAACAGACCGGCAACGATTTTAACGGGATTTCTTCCAAAAACGTTTTCATTAGTATCACGAGTTAGAACTCCCTCAAATGTGCTCCACTTCCAGGTTGAGTCTGTGCCTCTTGCTACATCATTCATAACACGTTGCCAATCAGCACCTCGATATCTGCTATTTCTAGGCTGAGCGTGCATTGACCATCGAGCAAATTCAACATCTGGAACTAGCATAAAGTCAACCTGAACAAAATCACCAGTATCACCAATGGGTGCTTTATAATGAACACTACTACCACTCTTGCTAATAGACTCGGATGGAACATCATGACTTAATAGTTTGGCGATAATGGAGTCTTTAGAAAATTTATTGGCATCAACAGCAACATCAATGTCTCCGCTGGTTTCTGCTACGCCAGTAGAACCAAGCAATTGCTCAGAAACATCAAATCCTACAAGATCAGTTAAATGTTCAACTACCTGAGAAACTTCGCTTTTATTAATTCTACGAGTTAGCATTCGTCGATTGTCTTTGGTATACTCAGGATGCTTGAATACATTGCCTCCTTCATGAATTGTATCAGAATTCTTATTGTTTGATTTCGGATTTAATAATGAGTTTATTGGATATTCACTGGGTCTAAGTGAGTCAAATTCATTCTTAGTCAAATATCCATCTGAATTCAATTTTGGTTTCTGAATTTTAGATCTAATATCCTTATCTGAGAGATTCTCTCCAGTAAATTTGTAATACAGTCTGTTTAATAACTCTTTAAATTCATGATCGTGAATGTCGTTTTGTTTACGATAAGCATCAAATTCAACAAATTTATCTTTAATTAGAGTATAAAATTGAGTGAGTTCAATGACATTGCTCTTGACCTTTTTAGAAATTTTCTCTAGTTGCTGAAGTCTATCATCTAGATAATAAAAAGCTGCAATATCAGGATCTAAATCAGGATATTTTTTATGAGCAAGATCGAATATACTATGTAGATTTTCTTTTCTTCTATCTTTCTGATGAATGGAGAGATTGTCTTTTCTTTTATCTTTCTGATTGGAGAAAGTTGAAGAAGATTTCGAGTTTTTCTTGGCTTCTTCCATTAGATAGTCAACAAATGATACTATTGAATTAAGTTGCTGCATATTATTTAACTCCGCTTAAACGAATAATTCTCGTCAAATCATCTGCCTCCTGTACAGGTTGAGGTAATTCAGGAACAGTGGCTGGATTATCTGGTGG